CTTCACTGGGCGCAGTCTCGATGATCAAAGAATGAAAATCATCACACTTGTCCACGAAAACGTCAACAAACCTCATCCAAAAATTGTCATACGTCGGGTCGTAAGAAGACTCAAACGTATACAAATCCGTGGAAGCAGAAGGATGAAACAAATTGGTCGTATAACTTGGGATTTCAACCTCAATGCCAGGCTGGAAAAATGGAACAAATGCGACCAAACCATTCACAGATGAAAAACCCGTCGAACCTACCTCAGTTGATGTGGGGACTGTTGATGGGGCAGTCAAATTGATCCTAACCTGATCCGTTGTTGAAAAAACATGTCCGGGGTATCGCATCCTCTTACGGATCCCTCCATTCATCCCCAAAAAAGCCATTCTCAAACAAGAAAGCGCATCTGGAATCACGGCATCGTCACCAACAGAAAGGCGTATATCTGGATAAACCTTTTCTCTCCACGCAACATTTTCTGCCGTGAAGACGTGACGTATAGTTTCAACATAACGCTTGATAATACCTCTCAAAGTTATCGGCTTTTCTCCAAAATGGATAGAATCACACCATGTTGTACTCAAAGAACTCTGATTCAAATCCAAGGAATTCACCTCTCCTGTAAACTGAGTTCCACAATTGGTGTAAACACGCGCTGTTGGAAAATTTTCCTGGGTAGGTTCATTATAATTCAAAGAAGCAGACTTGACATACACATTGCACACAACAGGAGAATCAGTCGTACATTGCAACTTTGTGATAGGCACAACATAAAGAAAACCATTGGCGAAAAACTCGGCAGACGTAATATCATCCTGAGTAAGGCCAGCTGCTTCTGTCTGACCTGCGACTCTCAACCACATCTTATGAGAATTCCAATGCACTGTCAATTCCACTCTGTTCATAGATTGCAAATCGATGATAACAGCGTGAGGAATATTTGTGTTAATGTTTGCTAAGACGAAATCTGCTTGCAAGCAAGAAGGTTCATAAGCAAACATAATCTTCCCATTATGCTGCACGCTTTTTGAAAAAT